TGTTGAAGATATGTCGTGGAACATAGTTCCAACTTTTATAGTTTCTGTAGTTATCCTATCTTTTGGTAGTAATGTTTCATCACCACTTAAGGCTATAGACCCAGTCCCAAAGGCATCTAACAATATATCTGTAGATACATCTTTGTTTCTTTGGAAATAATCATAATCGAAGTCATCATCTTTTTCTTTTGGATTGATAGTGCTATAGTTTTCATATCTAGCTAAAACAGATACGTTTCCAGTATTACTAGATGAGGGGACATTGAATTTAAATTGTCCTTCTTTGTCAATATCAAGAAACATGCGGCTTCTGTTTCTTTTATATATTTTTTCTATTAGAGCGTAGTCATTTCCACTACCAGATTCTACATCAAGTTCTGTTGGGTCTTTTCTTGCGTTTAATTCCCAGTGATAAGCAATACTTTTTCTGTGAAGTTCTCTTATTTTATAATAACTAGCTTCAGTACCTTCTAAAGTTGTGAAGCCTTCATCTTCACCAATTGGAAGTACGGTTCTATTGAGATCTAAAATATTACCATATATATCTATAGCAGTTCCTTCTAGTTTCTCTATGAGATAATTAGGAGAAACTAAACTAAGACTAAAAACATCTTCTTTTCTAATTCTTCTTGACGTACTTTTGTCAATTCTATATTTAGGACTGTCTTTGTTTTGTTTCTTAGCTTCCCTTTCGTCTGACTGTATGATATTATCATAACTATAGTCAGAAAACTCTAAAGAAATACCTCTTTTTTCTGCAAAAGAAGGGTTACGTTTTCTAATACCGATAGTTTCTTCTGATGTTTTTAGATCGGGGTCAAAATTTACAGAGGTTAAGTTTTTATACCATCTTGATATAATCCTTTCATCAATATTAGAAGTGTTTGCTGAATCTAAGTCTATTATTCTTCTATCTCTTAAAGAAATGCCGCTAACAGTATACCCACTATTATTAAAAGAGTATGATTGATTAGTTTCTAAAGTAGAAGAGCCGCCTTGAGCGCCATCTAAAGAACTTGTATCTAAATATATAGATGCTGAGCGTTGTCTTCCTAAGAAAGCGCCGTCTTTTGGTGATAACTTTAGTTTTATATCATTTTCAGCTTTCATTAAGAAGCAGCCTGAATCAATTTTTGAAAGATCAGTATCTTGGTCTTCAAAACTAGTATTGAAGAACATAGATGACATTCCATCTTCAGAAATACCTATTTCTTGAATTCTAGATGCGGAATGACCTATTTTATTTGTTATGTAATATATATTTGCAAAACCTATTTGACAATGAACAATATCATTTTTATCTAAACCATACCAAAGTCCAGTTCCTGTATTTGGATCAACCATAAATCCAGGAATAGAAGCTGTCTTTGTGGTTTGGTCTGCAAGTACATATATTTGTGCTGATTTATTAGGAAAGTCAACACTTATTACTTGAGCTATTCTTAATCGACCAATAGCAGGATCCCTATGATTATCAGCTATATCCTTTTTCGCCCTAGCCATTTGACCAGGTGTATCATTAGAAGGTCGCACATAAGTAAAAGATTCTCTATTATTCGGCATTACTATCCACCGTTTCTACTGTGACGAAAGATTCAAAATTATCGTTAACTCTTTTATAAAAATCTCTCATATTTTCATATTCTGTAGGTTTATTTGTTTGTCCAGGGTTAATTCCTGGACTTGCATTTAAATCACCGCTTAAGTTTGGTGATTGAATTGAAGAGTTTACAATTTCTTGGCTTGGTGTTATATCATACTCTAACCATATATCTATTGTTTTATATAACAAGGCAGCTTCAGCGCCCGCTTCTAAACCATTACCGTTAGATGCTAAAGATCCTGATACGTTATTAAATTTATTTTGCTTTGCAGCGCTTATAGCTTCACTAGATGGATTTCTAGTTCCTCCCTTTTTAAGTTCAACAAACATTGGCTCGCCTGGTAAAAGAGTATCAGATCCAGGTAAGCGTCCAACAATTTTACTTTTTGGAACTCCTGCGTTTATAATCCTATCTATAACTAGATTAGCAGCTTCCCAAATATTAGGGTCTGGTTCATTTTCATAATAAACCCTAACTGTTAAGCCAGTATAGCCTCTATTTTCTTGAGGGAATGTTGCATCTAATAACGTGCTTGCTTTTGCAATAATATCATTTATCGTTCTCATATTATCAGCACCACCATCACCATCAAGTAATTGTTGTAATGGTGAAAGGTTCAATTTGCTTGCAGGAGTTCCTTCTGCTGTATAATTTGGGAATAAGACAACACCAAGGTTATTTCCTTTAGCAGCACCAGTAGTTCCAGATCTGGACACTCTAAAGTTACCAACATTTGAATAATGCCCCTTATAAAGATTCTTACCAATAACATCTAATGGTGTTGGAATATATTCACCAGGTGGTCTTCCATAATTCAACTCCATTGAGGAAGTATAGCTACCACCATAATCAAAGGTATGAGAAATACTTTCAGAATAGAAAAGAAGACCTCTATCTTCAACATAGTAAACTTCACCTGGTTGTAATTCTTCTTTACCAAACATGTTAACGCTTCCTCTAAATATCTTAGCTCTTTGTTGATTCAATAAGAATAAAGCATATGGTGCTAACTGTAATTCTGGACTATTCATGAAAGGCAAATAAGTTGTTCCTGGTGAGCCTTTATAACCATACATTCTCCAAAGGTCATAATCAACACTCCAAACATTTGCAAGTTTCAAATCACCATCAATTGTAAAGCCTTCTCCACCAACTAAACCGCCTTGTTCAGCACCTGTAACTTCAACACTGTTAAAATCAGGTGCTTGCTCTTTATAGTTCATAGATATAATATCAGATTCTTTTATAACAAATCTTTTACCAGAACCAGGACCATAATCGTCTTCTAGCTCGTTTTCAACCATATCTCTTAAGAATGTTGGTAGGTCTTCACCACCATATAAATTAGGCATTAATAATTTTGCAAAAACATCAGAATTAGGTGTATTGAACTTCTGAGCAGAGTCTAAACTTTTTACAAGATTAACTGCTGTTATTAAAGCCTCATGTCTTTGAATTAAAAGACCGGATAATTTATTTTGCAATCCAACAACATCAACAGGTGACAATTTACCATTTTTAGAGTTTGGTAGTAATTGCGGAACAGTTTTTATCATTGGACTGTCTGTTGATGTATTTAATTTACCAGCTAGTCTTTTTCTAATATTATCAGCTGCTGTTTGCTGATCATTAAAGAAATTAGAATTATTTGAGTGCTTTTCATATACATCAATCAATGTTCTGTTTTGTTTGATGATATCAAAGTTATTAAACGTATTAGCGGCAAATGTTAAGTTTCTAACATATTTATTTTGCTCAATATCTGGAGTCTCAGGATCAAAAGAAATGGGGAATGATGATTCTTCTTTTGCAGGCTCTTGATCTGATTGTGTTAGACCAACAGCTTTTCTAATGCTTGTCATTCTACCATCAGTTTCTGTTGCAAATAAGAATGTTGTTCTAGCAGTATGGTTTAAAGATCCCTGAAGTAATGTTGCTATACTATTATCATCATTTTTTGCACCAAGAGCAATTGCGCGTAATCTTATTTGGTCTTCTATTATTTCAATTTCAGTAAAAGCAGCTTCCAATCTGTTTTTGAAAGTATTTTCTAAAAAGTTAGGATATACTTGAATTCCATAATCATCTTTGCTTCTCATCATCTTATATAAAACAGAACTTGGTATTCTATTATATTTTGGAGTTCTAAATTCGATATGTCCTTGAGAATTGGCAAATAATTCCATTCCAATATGTTCAACAGCAGCTTTTATCTTTTTAGAAACAGTACCCCAGTCAGTATTCATATAATCAAAGTTATTAGTTAAGTTCTTTGCTATAGATTGAATATCATAATCTAAATCATATTCTGAACCAACAATAAACAAATTTCTATCTCTATTTGCTTTTACTTCCCATAATCTTCTTTTTGCATACTCATTCTGCTCTGAAATTTTTATTCTGTATTGCTCATCTTGCTCTTTCTTTGTTAAAGCTGAAATATCATCAAAAAATACGTTATTTCCTATAACCATTAATGTTTTTGATATTTGGCTTGAACTTATTGAACTCATAATAGATTGCTCATGAAGTTTTATTTCTGCATCAAGTTCAATTATCTTTTTTATTATTGGATATGTTATCGCTCTATTTTTTGTACTTATTGCAATTGGAGCACCTGCATTTATATCTGGAGAGCTATATGTTGAAATATCAAACTGAAAACTATCACCTTCATATTTCATTATTTTTTCAAGCAACTTAATTCTTTCATTTTGTTTTTTAACAATGGTATTGCTGTGAGAAAAAGACATTAATTGAAGAGCCATTGCTTGAGCAAAAGTATTTGGGTCTGTATTTATTTTTTTGAAAGGCGTGAAGTTACCCCAAACTTTATTTTGTCTTTTTAGTTGGCGGAAAATTCCAGAAAAGAAATCTGCTTCTGGTGTGAAATTAGAATCAACATTTATAGTGCCAAGTTCTGTTGCTGACTTCATAAAAGTATTAAAGTTGTATGGCTCTCCACATATTAGAATTGAAAGAACATTAACAACATCTTGACCACCAAATGGATCCTCTGCTATTACATTTGCAATTCTCTCAGTTATAAGCTGACTTCCAATAAGACCATCATTGGTTCCTGATTGATTTATTATAGCTGAGCCAATTCCTCTCTTCCATCGATAATTGAAACCGCTTGGTGCGTCAAATATCCTTCTTGCGAAGTCCTCATACGTCCCTGTAATTTTAGTTAGCCCTTCTACTGGCTCATAGTCAGGATTCTTAAATTTATCTATAGTCATCAACTGACCGCCATACTGACCATCTTCAAATCGCAATATATTGCTCTTAATTAGATCACTATTTCCTTGAAGCAACTTAAATTCTGATACTGGTGGTAATAGACCAGTTGCAGAGTCAAATTCAAAATCAAATGGTGTTAGTGGGTCGTAAAGATACCCATTGAACTGATCTAAGCCTGGTTTTGTATTTATAACGCTTTGATTGAAGTAATCTGCATTATCTTTGCAAGTTACACTTAATTCATACATTCCATTACTATGAGATTCACCAACATCACTAACCAACCCACAAAATACACAAGTTCCCGAATGTTCAGATATAAAATTTGGTTTTAATGCTTCCCAAAGCCATTGTGGAAAGTCTGGTCCAGCTATTGCGTTTTTTTGAGCCTCTTTTTCGTTATAAGCACCAAATGTTTGGTCTGCTAACCCAAGAATATTAGAACCACCAAATAAAGATGTGATATTTTCAGTTATTGGTCCGAATATTGAACCTGCTGTATTTTCAAATCCACTTTTTATATTAAATTCCAATAATTGATCATCAACTCTTTGAGAATCAATAAAAACTGTTACAACATCCATTGGTTGAATTATTTGTTTTCCTAAATAATTCATTAACATCATTCTTCTAGTTACATTTGATGATTTGTTGTACTTTTTAAAGTCTTCAAAGTTTTTTATCCTCTTACCTACAACAGTAAATATATTATCATAAATTCTATTTGCAAGCTGCATTTCTTCTGCTGTAAAATGCTCAACATCTGGAACATTTGGATTATCTAGTTTTGAATAATCCAAACCAGATCCATCTGCCGCTGTTAGCTCCAACCCTATCCTTTCTAAAACAACTGTTACGATGTTATAGATACGTGTTCTTATGTTTGTTTGAAAAGTAACAATAGAAGCGCCTCTTTCTAATCTTAATTTGTTTAAAACGCTTTGGTCGTTAGTAATTTCCATTTCTAATTCTGTTACAAGAGAATCTATAAAAGAGAAACCAGTATTGGATGATTGATATAGTGCTTTTTCAATATCAGCTTCATTAATGTACATTAAATGGTAAGGATCTTCTATTGAAAAAGAAGCGGACCCATTACCGAATTCAAGTGTGTTTGTGCATGTAAAGTTTTTAACTAATGTTAGCTCTATTACTCCAGTTCCAATGCCAATCTCTCCTTTTCTTTCAAATCCTACTTCTTTAACCCAGTTAGTTGTTTGGCTAAATCCATTTAGAGTTAGAACTTGTCTAAGTCTTTTGATTTCGTCACCATGTTTTTTTAGATATTCTGTGTGTTTATTTAAACCAATATCACCATCACCACCAAATGATTCACTTACAGAACCTGGTAAAATAGCCCCATCATTAAATTGAGAATCAATTTTATTGATTACAGTATAAATCATTCTAGCTAATGGAGAATTTATTATACCTTGCTTTTTTATAACATTATCTATTTTTGTCAATTGTTCATAAGCGCTGATTTCGCCGCATTTGTTTTCAAATAACTTTTTTGATGCTTTTAGAAAATGTAATTCATCATCATCCATTCTATCAGCAGAAAAGTTTTCAGAGATACTAGAGAACATTTTCTTTTTGATCAACATTATCATTTCTGGAGTTTGCGTTATAATGTTTCTTGTATTAACTTTTGTATTTTCTTTATTTGCAAACCCATCTAATATATAGTTTCTTTCAGCTGTTAGCTCTATTGTATCAGCTAATTTTCTAGCAGCTTCAGATAAAGATCTATTTGTATTTTCTGATTGTAAGAAAGAATTACTAACTCCAGACCCTATGCCTGTGGCTAAATTTGTAGCACTATGTGCAAGTTGTCCAAAAACACTAGTCATTTTAAAATATTCCCGAAATTATACTTTCTATTAACCCTTCAAGGGCGCTATCGTTATTATCTACTGCACCAGTCGAATTAGATCCTGTTGGTACTGTTTTGGCATCGTATGTAAATGGAACCGTATCATGATTTGAAGGACCAGCTAATGGCGTCTTGTGCCATGGTAAATAGTTTCTTCTAAATCCACGCTTTTGAGTTGCCGTAAAATTAATCGAATATTTAAATAATCCTAATTGGCTAACATCCTCAGTAATACTGAAATCTGTAAAGAAGCCTCTATAAACTTCACCCATCCAATACATCTCTATTGTTGAGGCATAATATCCTAAAGTTGGTATTGGTATTTCAATTTGGCTTCCTGGTGTTTCCTCTATACTATCTAGGAAATTTGTTACTTCAGTTAAGCCTGGAATAGCAACGTTAATAAAAGAATCTTCTTCATCTTTTAGCTTAGCACTTTCTTCTAATGCAACTATATCGAATGCTATTTGTTCTCCTCTATAAACAGCATCTAAAACATTAATACCTTCAATGCCAGAAGTTCCTGTATGTCCAGAAATACTTATTGTTGTTAAGTCCTCTCCCCAATATTGAATAACAAAACCACCCTTTGTTCTTTGAGGTGTTATTGCTTTCTTTTTGTTTATTGTGATGTTTTGTGGGTTTATATACATTTCAACAATACCACGTTCTGGTACTAACCACTTCAACATTCTTCTAACACCATATTCTGCTTTGTTTGATGGTATTGCCCTATTATATGCTTGATAATATTGATTAAGAAGTATTGGATTGCTCACGCCAGAAACAGGAGCAGATGAAACATAAGGATTTGATACGGGAACTGATCCGTCTTTTTGTCCAAAATATGGGGAAACTCTATTCATTATTTATCACCTTGTGAGTTTTGAGCATGGGTTATAAGTTCAAGAGCCTTGCTTGTAATACTGCCACTATTTTCATCTTTCATGTTTATATTAAAAGTCACTTTTATTGGTTCAAAAGCGACTGGTTTTGTTACTTTAGCCGCCTCCATTAAAATAGATTCCATACCGGAACCAGTTCCAAAACCCTGACCACTAATATCTATCCCCTCTTTTATAGAATTAAAAACATCACCACCAAAAACTCCAAGTGATTTAATAACTGGCTCCAATGCTACACCAAAAGCTTGTAATGTTGGTATTGTTGATTCTTTCATGACTGTTGAAAAGTTTTCAGCAGTATCTTTTATTATTCCACCACCTATAGCTGCATGTTCTGTAAATCCACTTGCTATTGATGAAAACATGTCAACGCCAGCTGATTCCATAAGTGCTTTAACAGCATCGCCTTCTAAATACTCTTCTTTAAAACCAAGACCGGCTTCGGCGGCTTTTCCTCTTTTATTAACTGCTGATGCAACCATGTCTGTTTCCATAATGTCTTTACCAGCACCTTTTGCTGTTACTGTATCGACATATTTTCCATATAATGTGTTAGTTGCTATTAAAGTCTTATCTAACGCCATTAAGTTTTCAGAAACGGTTGCCATTATATCTGTTTGCTTGCTTGCGATATCTTGTCCATTACCCATTGCATCAGATAATGCTTTTTCAGCATCAATTGAAGTTCCGCCCATTTGACTTTTTGACATTACCTCTAAAAGTCTATTTAATTCACCAGTATCTCCAATGCCTGTCATTTTGCCAAGCATTTGACGTTGAACCATAAAAGCTCTCTGGGCTCTTGGGTCTTCTGTTGCTTCATCTAAAGAAACTGCACTTCTACCAGTCATTTTTTGCATTGATCCTTGAATCATGCTTACAATTTCACCAGTTTTACCCTCCTGTAACATTTTTTCAATATTTAAGCCAACACCTACAGCACCACCAGGCGCTCTCATACCGCTCATTACACCAATAAATGATTTCATTGGTAATTTCATGTCTTTAACGGCATCTCCTAATTTTTGAACTAATTTTATTTGTCCTTCAATGCCAACATTGGTCCCATCTAAAGCCTTTGAAACATCTTCTAAAATAGGAACCATTCCACCAAGCTGATCGCCCCACATTGAGAAAGTGCTATCAAGGCTACTAGCTAAATCATTAATATCAGAAAACTTCATTCCAAGTTCTTTACTTGCTTGACTTACAACAGCCATACGTTCACCAGCTCCCTTCATATCTTCGCCAAACTTATAAAGCATGTTTTCTGCTACTTTCATTCCTTCTGCAGTACTGATTCCTATACCTCTAGTTACCTTTCCAAGCACTTGTTCAGTTGTTAGAGCGTAAGTTTTAGTACCAATTTGAATATCACTATAAACCTTATTAAACTCTCCTGGTAACTTACCCATAATGTCCATAACTAACTTACCAGCATCTTCAAAGTGAATTCCAAGCATGTTAGCTGTTTCAAAAGTTCTTTTAGATACTTTATTCATTACATTTTCATTTTGTCGAACCATACCCTCAAGACCAGAGTCATAAATATCAAAAAAGTTACCACCAGTTTGAGATGCTGACATTATAGCATTTTCAAAAGACTTTACTTCACCAATAACTGAAACAAAGTTCTTATAAGCCGCTGCTTTTTTTGCTCCATCTTCATCTCCAGCTTTAACAGCACCACTAACAGTTTCTGCAAATTTAGCACTTGCTTTATTTGCCTCATCAGCATATTTGCTGTATTCACCCATTGCAATTCCAGCACCAGTAGTTCCTTTTGATAGCATTTGAAGTGTTAGTAATGTACTAACGCCTGCGCTCGCAAGGCTTTTGTTTGCTCGTATTGCTTCGAATATTTTTGATGTTACATTACCAAATGAAGCGCTAAAGAGATTAGAAACCTCCGCTCCTTTTTCCGTAGATTTATTTACAGCATCAGTTGCTTTACTGGCGCTTTTTGCTCCTTCTGTTAGCCCATCAAACGCACTTTTATTATCACTAATACCTCTAGTAAGCCTATCTATTACTGAACTTAAGTTACTAATGGCATTTTCAAATTTGCTTATTATACCTGTGCCTTCTGAGATTTCGCCTAATATGTCTGCCATTTTCACCTAATAATAGATATTTTTCTTCCTCGTCTTCCAGTATTTTTACTTTCTACTTCTCTCTGCTTCATGCTGTCTTCAACAATCTTTGTTGCCTCATCATAACTTTCATCATCAACTTCATATTTTTTAGAATTTTCCATATCTCTAATTTTCTGTGCCATTTCTGGATTTGAAAAACTACCAACGAAACATCCTAAATCTTTCATAAACTTTGCCTTCTCTTCTCTTTCTTCTAACCAACAATAGAAATGCCATTTCTTTGTATACTCATCCATCTCTAATATTCTAACATCCGTTGGTAAACAATGGAGCCTTTTGCATAAAAAATTCAAAAATTTGTGTTCTGGCTCCTTAACTATTTTTTTATATCACCCATCACCTCTTTAGCTTCATGTTCAGTTTGTGGCTGTCTGACTGCTATATTTTTTTCATAAAACTCATGAAGCTCTGATATAGCTGCTTCAGGCATTTCTTCAATCATTGACAATCTCATTTCCATTGTATCATTCATTCCTAATATGTCTGATATCTTCACGTCATCAATAGCATAAAGAGCAAAGGCTAGAGTGTAATTTCTAATGTCAAACAACTGATCAACCTTTCTATTTTCTTCTTGCATAGAAAATGCTGATTTGACTAATACCTTAGATTCTTTTGCAGATAAGTTTCTTAAAGTAATAGTATGGTCATCTATTTCTAAATTTCCATATTTTCTTTTTAGACCAAGCAAAATTTCTAACTTATTTTTCTTTTCTGGATCTAATGCCTCTCTTGTTTTTCTTACCTCCTCAACCTTTTCAAAAATATCATCTCCTTCAGCCACATCAATTCTTTCATGTGCTTGAGGGTTGTTTTGTTGTTGTTCCTGAGCACCATAGTTTAACCGCCTACTACCTCTAATTGGAGGTATTGGTGGAGGGGCTTGTTTGATGTCATTAAGAGCATCAAGACCAGGTTGTGCAGTTGCAGTTGGGTCATCAACAACAAACTTTTTTACAGTGTTTGGAGAGTCAGCATTTTGCGCAAGAGCGCCTATAGAACTATTAATCTTTCCCATAATTCACCTTTTAATGTTATAATCCATATAAAGGGATATATAACGACTATCTATTAAGAAGCAAGGAATGCGGCTGAGATAAGCCCAGGAGCATCCATTGAACCACGACGTTTACCAACATCAGCTGCAAGCTCATAAGGATCATATTGCAACGGTATTGCTCTTTCTCCACCTTGAGCGGCTGGTTGTTCGCCATCACCAATTCTGCTTGAAATAGTCTCTGCTTCCCAGTTCATATTATCTGTTATAATCCAGTTACCAGCTTCGACTGTATGAGCTAGAGATTTAATCCAAACATTTTCAATTACAGTTATAACTTCAGAACCACTACCGATTTCGCCGTTAAACTGGTCTATAATTTCAATGTCAAAAGGAATTCTCTGTGATTTAATATGTAAGAACCCTCTACTAAAAGCTTCTGTAATCTTAAGTCTATCAAAACGTATACGACTACAAGAACCACTAATGCTTGTTGATCCTGTTGGTGCTGAGTCTATATGACCATCAGTTCCAACTTCATCAATAAACGTCATAGGTCTCTCTTCATTTATTGATAGGTTTTGAACCGCACCAACAGGCGAAGAACCAACCTTTATCAAAATCATGGTGGCAAGACCAATACCTGTTCTATTGGTTGTGCTACTACCAGTATTTTGTAAAATGCTCTGAGTCTGTGGATATGGTGATTGATTTGCAGGGGCTGGTGTTGCCATTAGTCTCCTAAATTGTTAATTAGTTAAAATTAATGTATGTTTATTGACATGTTAATATTTATTTTTTAGCTATTTTATAGTAATTTTTGATCAACATTCATTGTTTGTAATTATTTAATAATCGAGCTAGAATTATATTAACGTGATAATATTACGATTTTAATTGTAAAATATTACCTGCTCATGAGAGCAAGTAATATAATTTAATTATGAGGAGGGGTTATTTAGACAGTGCCGAGGTCGAATTTAATGTAGATCCAGTTTACTGGGTAAGCTGGTGTTACTCTGAAGGTAACATTCCACTGTCTTGGATCAACTGAATCTTTTTTGACTTTCACATCAGCATAATCAGTTATAAGACCTTGTGTTGTAAATCCTTTTAGCATACCAAGTATTCTTGTTTGTAATGAAGATCCAAAAGTTGGTGTTTCTACGACTCCGATAAACCCTGCGGTTCCAAGTCGAACATCTTTTGCAATCTTATCTCTAATGAATACGATGCTTACTTCTTCTTCCTCTGGGAAGCCAGATTGAGAAGTTGTTTTACCCCAAACGATACGACCACCACCAAGTACAGGCTCAACCAATGTAATGCCTGCTTTTGTAATGTTCTCTGATTCTGTAACGTTATAAGCTCTATCATTTAGAATAGTGAAACCACCTAAAACTTTGTTTGTTGATGGAATAGCAACGTTACCAATTCCAGTAAGGTAACCGCCATGTGCTGCAGCTAAATAGAAACCATCTACAAAAGTATTAGTTCCTTGTAAGTTTACAACAATTCTATCTGGGTACATATAAACACACCTAAAAGTATTACCAAAAGCATCTGGAACACTATAGTTTGCTAAGTCTTCGATATTACCAGAAAGAATTTCTGCAGCATCATCACCTTGAATACCTTCAAGAACACCAAGGTCCTCTACGGCAGCAAGACTAACTCCAGTTACATTGTTTACAGTAAGACCGTCAATTGCACCAATAAACAAGTTTCTTTCTTTTCTATTCTTGATTCTTGACATCTTCAAACAATGTTGAAGTGATGTATTGAATATAGAACTTATTGTTTGTTTTGATAGTGGAACTAAGATGTCTAATTCAAAGCTTTCTAGTTTTAGCAATGCGTTGATCCAACCAGCATCATAGAAATCTGCATCTTTGGTATCAATGACACCAACAGTTAAGCCTTGAGTA